AAGAAAGCATTGTATCAACAAACTTATTGACTATTACTTGTTCTGAGAAATCCTCAACAGCAACAATAATTTTCTTTAGATGTGAAGTTACAGTTTTAGATAGTCCTTTGGTTTTCTTCTTTTTAGACAATTTGTCAGATATCATTTCTAGTTCGTCTTTTCCAGTTAATAAACGGAATTTAACTCTGTATTTTGATACAGGCATCTTTGTTTCAAAGAACCCGTCTGGGGTCATGATAAGATTATCTTCTTCGCTTTCTCTGCTTTCTTTAATAATTGGATTGTCCAAATCAAAGATTTCTTTGGACTTGGCTCCACAATTTGGACATGCAACTTGTGTCTCATAAGCATTTCCATATCCTGAAGACCGAGCAGCAATGATAATTGCATTTCTAGCTCCTGAATACATCGTTGAAGGTTTTATTGCTTTGTTGACGATAATGTTTTCCATAAAACGTTCTATAGCAATACCTTTCTTGAGAAGTTCTTCTGAAGAAAGGATGTCTTCATCTTTTGCGGTCATATAAGATATCTCAATTGTCTCTTGTCCGTGTAGCGGATGACCTTCTGGATATGCTCCACCAGATGGGAGGTTGACAAACTCTGTTGGTGTTACAAATTTTAAACCAGGAGTTTCTACAGGTGCTTCGGAAGATTGTTGTTTTGCTCCGAAACGTTCTTGATTATTTCTCATTTTTACCTCTTTGTTAAGTTAGTTCTGCTTCATCATATGAAACATTAATTGTTATCTCGGACAGCGTTTCCGTCTCATAATTTAAATCTGTATTGTCGATTGAAACTATAAACGCATTCTTTAAAGTCCATTTTTCTATTGGATTGCCATCAGCATCAAGTTGCTCTATAATGAGATTCATTATTATGTTTTTCTTGGCTATACCATCTTTACTTTGATCAAAAGAATATCTAGAGTCTTTTATAAATTTATACAATTCATGAGATTTGGAACTCTTTTCTCCTTCTTTGTAATCAATCATTATTACTGTTACATCTTTCCATGTTAGAATACCGGGGTATTTTATTTTATGATTTATCAATTGATATTCTTCTTTATTGATTTCAAAAGATGGCTTTGAAATGCTTTTTGCCCAAAACCAGTATGATGACCCTGATTCTGTGGCATTTTGAATACGAAACCGGTACGGACGTACCGGCTCAATAATATCTTGTTTTTCGCTCCAAAAAGCCATTTATATTCCTATTATACTGCCGTTCCCTTTACGGGATCAAAAGAAGTACCTGATGCTACACCATCTGTAAATTTCTGGCATGTAGCCCAATCATATCTCATCTTCATATCGATTTCGCGAAGATCATCGCCTTCGTATACTAATTCACCAAATTCAACACCAGTTAAGAAAGGATTAACGAGTGTCCATTTTTCCAAAGCAAGCCCTTGTGCATCAAGTTGAGTGATAATGACACCAGACATCCCAGCACCGATTGCTGCTTTTTTCTTTGACATTGTTTCATAAGAACCACCGTGATTCTCTGGAACAGCGTAACCAGATTTGAATAATATATCGTGTGTAAGAAACACAGCATCTGGGGAAACTGGGTCTACCATTTTCACAGAGATCTCATTCCACTGAACGTGTCCTGGGAAATGATATTGGTTATCCAAAAATTTATGAGTTACATGAGATATAGTATAAGATGGAATAGTCACGGACTTTGCCCACCATACTATATCAGTTGCTCCATCGCCACCGCCATTAAATGCAGTGATCTGCAATTGAAACCTGTATTTTCTCTTAGGTTCTATGATGTTTGATTTTTCGCTCCAAAATGTAGCCATTGTTATGTTCTCCTATTAATGCTATAACTAGTTTACTATTTAAAATTCTACGCCTGTTCTCGTTACAACAAAGTCAATAACTATATATTCGATTGCTCTTGCTGGTTTAACAAAAACCTTTGCATACATAATATTTCTATCAACTAAATCGTCTGTTGTAGTGCTAGCATCTAATATCAATTTATAATCGGTGATACCAAATCTAGTTTTAACATTTGACAATAATGGATCTACTTGAGAAATAAATCTGTTCCATGTTGCTTGAACGTTTTGATCAAAAAGAATGGTATCCGAGATAAGTCCAACCTTTTTCTTCAAATAAATCATCAATCGACGGACATTGATTCGGTCCAAAGCAGATGGGGTTTGTTGTAGTGTTTTCTGTCCGAATACTACGATCTCTCCAACAGCGGGAAAGCGAGCAATCGGATTTACATTGTTTTGATACAACTCATCTCTTTGTTTCTTAGAAAGAGTCTTAAGAGTTCCAACGACTTTTGGTCCATTGCTTCCACCTAGACTACTGAGTCCACCCCGGTTAAAACCAGCAGGGGCAAACCAAGGTCCATCAGAATTTGCTTCAGAGAAAGCCATCGCTCCAATAGCACCTACAGAAGAAGGTACAATAAGAATCTCATCGTTTCCAGAAAGCGTATCACGAAGTTTCAAGCGAGGTGCATAAGCAGCAGCATAACTTGTATTCAAATCACGCGACTCAGCAGTTGCTATAGTGCTTGTAACGTCACCACCGGTAGCAGAACCAGCATTTTCAAACCTAGCCTTATAATCATCTTGGAAATCAACGACAACTAAAGCATCACCTCTTTCTTCAACCTTACGAATAAGTTTGTTTTGAAGACCAGTTTTAGTCAAACCTGGGATAGAAATAACATCGTATCTAATTGACTCTGGGTCTGCTGCAATCTCAATTGCTTTGTCCATTGTATACACAGCATAATTTTCCTTGTTTGTTCCAGTTAAGGAAACTTGACTTGAGAAAGGATCAACCTTTGCGATATCAAGTCCATCAAATCCACCGAACAAAGGTACGTTAAACTGCTTAACACCTTTTTTAATGAGATCAGAAGTTCCATTATGTTTAGTGTGAGAAGTAGTAGTATCTTCATCCCAATACCAAAGGTTTGTAGCGCTGCTAGTGAGCATTCTATCTAGAGAGAAAATAAAACTAGTTTCTGTAGAATTACCAGTTGAGTGAATATTAAGACCACCAGGCAATGGATTAATAAGATCTGAGAAGTCACCAGACTTATAAACTAGTTTATTGGAACTATTTGTATTACCATATACATGACGTACACCAAACAAGTCAGTAGCGTCATAATTTCCACCTGCTTTTGAGTTTTCTGCAGTTAATCGTAATTCTGGGAAAACAAAAGAACAACTCATGTCGGTTGGGAGATGAGCAAACTTATTAGAGTTTCCTGCTGATTTAAATGCATAATCATTTCCTTTTACCCAAGCATGTATAAAGTCGTCTGTGTCTGTGCCGCTAGTTGGAGTAACATCAGGGATATTATCACCAGTATCACCTGTATGCACAATTGTAAAATCATGTACCGGCCCAACAGAGTCAGCGGTAACAGTGATTTCACCTGAGCCATTATCTGTAGCGGTATATCCAGAGATTGAATTAATCAAAGTGGCCAAAGCGTTTCCAAAAGCATTTTCATCGACATCAAGAGTGTTATCAATCTCTGCTTCTCTTGATGAATCAAATGTCAGATCTGTCCCTGCAGCAGCAACGGTTACAACATAATCTAATCCACCGGCTGTGAAAGTGATTGTTGCTCCTGTTGCAACAAGACCAGAAGTAGTACCAGCAACAATAGTGAAAGTAGCAGTTGCAGCAGTACCAGTATTTACAGCATCTCCAAAGACTTGTGGTCCTTGGGAATTGTCAGCCAATGTGAAGCCTTTGATTCTAGATGGACCATAAAATCCAAATGGAAGAGCATAACTATCAGTTAGTCCTTGCTTCCATGCATCGGACATTTCAATACGAATGTAGTTAGATTGATTCGGATAATCGCCTGTAATGTTGAATACTTTATTTGTATTATCCCATTCACGATCTTCATCTCCAATCTTTTTAAGGATGAAATTTTCAGATGCTTCATTCAAAGTTAAGTTATAGAAGTTTTCAATCTCATTTCCGGCCTTATCCACAACAGAAATAGCAAAAGAAGAATCAGGAAGAGTGTTTGTTCCCAATTTTAGGTCGTGAATTTTAATAGCATAATTTTCTTGAATCCACTCACCTTCATGCAATGAAACAATACGGAATAGTTTTGTAGCATCAGAAGGACTCCAACTTCCTACTCCTTGTGGGTCTGGATTTCTATTGATAATCCAACCGGATTTTGCAGCAGTTGCTTCACGAATGTTATTTAAGTAATGTGTAGAGCCAGAAACCAATGGAAGAAGGATACCATATTGTTGCCCTGCATTACCGGATATATCAGTTACATATTGTTTTACAGATTGTTCGAAAGTTTCTCCTAAGAAGTAATTCTCAGTAGAAGAAAAGTTTGTTGCGTTTACTTTCTGTGGGTTGGTATTAAGAACATTACGGATGTAACCTTCTCTGTTTGTTGGGTCAAAGTGAAAAGTATATTCTTCATTGGTTGCTGAATCAGACCAAATATTCAATTTGAATGTAGCAGCCTGTCCGGTGCCTTGTGATTCAATCAATTGTGCAACAGATGAAGTAACCGTCGCACCACCAGCGATAGTACCAGAAAGAGTTGCAGAGGAGCCAGTTGTATAGATAACAGCAGCAAGAGAACCAGTAGCCTGACCATCTGCAGCCGCTTCTGGCATTATAAAAAGACCGTACGCCAATGTACTTCCTCCTCCAGTTGTGTCAGAAACACCGCCACCAAGATTCCATCCGGCCTGTGTATCGCTAGTATCAGAAGAAGGATCATTCTCTCCGAGAAGTCTTATAAAGGTTACTGGAGAGGTTCTTGCAGCCAAATGTGCCTGTGCAGCATATGCAGCATATGTTGGACCATATCTGTTTCCATCTCTCCAAACATCGGCAGTGTTTCCTGGTTTTCCTGCTTGGGGAGCACCAAAGATCTCAATAAAACTGTCCAT